ACACCTGAGCAGTACGCCCGTGAACTTACAAAACTGGAGGCCCAGAATGGCTGAAGTAAAAAATAGACTTAAACGTGAGCTGGAAAGCCGTGAAACCCAAGAGCGCCCTAAACAGTGGGCACCCGCTGAGTTACTCCCCGAGCCTGACAAAGAGGCTGGCTTTGCTTATCGTTGGATTCGTGTCTCAACCCTAAATAATGCTGATCCACGCAACTTATCCGCTAAATTGCGAGAAGGTTGGGAAGCAGTAAAGATTGAAGAACAACCAAAATTCCAACTGTTAGTCGATCCCGGTAGTCGTTTTAAAGACAATATCGAGATTGGCGGGTTATTACTTTGCAAAACTCCAATTGAGTTTGTGGAACAACGTGCGGCGTATTACGCCAAACAGACACAAGATCAAACCGACGCTGTAGATAATAACTTAATGCGCCAAAGCGACCCAAGGATGCCACTCTTTAATGAGCGTAAATCCTCGACTAGTTTTGGTAAAGGTAATTAATTAATTAGGAGATTTAAATGGCTTATCCTATCATTGACGCCCCTTACGGGCTGAAGCCTATTAATCTTATTGGTGGTCAAGTATTTGCTGGATCGACTCGTAATATTCCGATTCAGTATGGCTTTAACACTAATATTTTTTATGGCGATGTTGTTGGTATTGCTCGTGGTTTTGCTGTACGTTCCGTTGTTACTACAGGTGCAGGTGCTACTACTGGCGGCACTGGCGGTGGTGGCGTTGGCGTATTTTTAGGTTGCACATACACTAACCCTTTAACTAAGCAAAAGCAGTTTGCTCAGTATTGGCCCGCTGGTACTTTGGCTGGTGACGCGGTTGCTATCGTAACTGATGATCCAGATACATTGTTCCGTGTTGCAGCAGTTATTTCTGATGGTTCTACTACTATTGGTTCTATTGCACGTATGGACATTGGTCAAAACGTCAACGGTTCTAACTTAGCTGGTAGCACTAGCACTGGTAATTCGTCTAACGCTATCGTAGCTGCTACAGCAGCAGCAACTTCAACTCTGCCTTTCCGTATTGTTGACGTTGTTCCTGACACAGCTATTACTGCTACAGCGACTTTATCCAGTGGTGGTGGTACTACTAGCTTGGTTTGTACTGGTTTAACCAGAACACTTCCAGTTGGAACAGATGTTGCTTATCTAGCCTCTAATGGTCAGTTAATCGGTACTGGCTCAAGAGTTTCCTCTGCTGTAACAGGCACAGGTTCACAAACTGTTAGTATTAATGCTCAAGCTGCAACAGTTAACGCTCCAACAGGCACTGCCTCTACTGGCGTTACTATTCCAGCAGCCGCAACTATAGTATTTACGATTTATCAAGAAGCAATTGTAAAATTGAATTTTGGTATTCATAGCTACTATAGCAATACTACTAACTCAGCTACATTATAAGGAGCTAGATAATGGCTATTTCACGCGCACAACTACTGAAAGAGTTGCTCCCTGGACTGAATGCTTTGTTCGGATTAGAGTATGCTCGCTACGGTGAACAACACAAAGAGATCTACGATACTGAGACCTCTGAGCGTTCGTTCGAAGAAGAAACAAAACTGTCGGGTTTCTCCGCAGCACCTGTCAAAAACGAAGGTTCAGCCATCGCTTATGACAATGCTCAAGAAGCATGGACAGCTCGCTACAACCACGAAACTATCGCCCTTGGCTTTAGCTTGACTGAAGAAGCAATCGAAGACAACCTCTACGATTCTTTATCTGCTCGCTACACCAAAGGTCTAGCTCGTGCTATGGCTTATACCAAACAGGTTAAAGCTGCTGCTACATTGAATAACGGCTTCTCTGCTGCCTATACAGGCGGTGACGGCGTTGCTCTATTTAGCACTGCTCACCCATTGGTAAGTGGTGGTACTAACGGCAACACTCCATCTACTCAAGCTGACTTGAATGAAACTTCGTTGGAAAACGCTGTTATTCAAATCGCTGCTTGGACAGACGAGCGTGGCTTGTTAATCGCTGCTAAACCTAAGAAGTCGGTTGTTCCTCCTGCACTACAGTTCGTTGCAACTCGTTTGCTCGAAACAGAACTGCGTGTTGGTACAAACAACAATGACATCAATGCAATTAAGAACAACGGTTCTATCGCTGAAGGTTATACAGTTAATAACTTCTTGACCGATACAAACGCATGGTTCTTGACCACTGATGTTCCTAATGGTTTGAAGCACTTTGTTCGTACCCCATTGAGCAATTCAATGGACGGCGATTTTGATACCGGCAACGTCCGTTACAAGTCCCGTGAGCGTTACAGCTTCGGCTGGTCTGATCCACTAGGAATGTATGGTTCCTCTGGTTCATTCTAAGTAACACCCCCCAAGCGGTTTTAACTACTTGGCGCAGCCCCCGCCCAAAAAGCGGGGGTTTGCTTTTTATACTTGCACACTATCTAAAAAAGGTGTATAAATACAACATCTGGGTGATTTGCTTATTCCGCCACTGCCCCAGCAGACGATGCAACGATTGGAATAAGTTCTTTTGCATAAGGAGCCTATCATGGCAAGAAGTACATTTGAAGGACCAATTTTATCTGGCGACCAGCGTTTTGGTCCTTTCCGTAACGTAGGCTACGCAGATTTAGCCCAAAGCGTGGGCATGAACATTGCTACCACAACCGCAAATACAGCTGGTTATGGCGGCGCTTCTGCTGGTGTGTTTGTTAAATCAAACGGCATTCCTAATGCCCAAGCCACTGTTTACACCCCTAATTCCGCATCAACAACATTAACTGCTACAACTGTTCCTGCAGACTCAGCTACCGTATATCGTGGCGCTGTTATGTATATTCCAGCTGGCAGCAAGATTGTTGATATTTTTGTTGATATTGGCGTAGTTACTACTTTTACCAGTGGTACTTTGACTTCTGTTCAAGTTAACGTAAGTAATAACTATATTGCCGCTGCTGGTACTTGTACCTATGCTCAGACTGGTGTTTTAACTTCTCCAGCTGTTGGTCGTCAGTCATTTAATGCGTTTACTGCTACTCAGTTAGCCAACCAACAAGCCACTTCTACCGACATTGTTCAAGATAACGGACAAGCTAACTTGTCGCAAATTGTATTTACAATTGCCTCAATCAACGGTACAAACGTAGCTATTACTGGTGGAACTTATTACTTTACTCTGCGTTATATCCAGCCTGACGGTAATATTGGTACTACAACTACCTATCCATTTGGTAACTTTGACTAATAATCCGATGGGGAGTTTCGGCTCCCCTTTTTAAAAATTTAAGGAGATATTATGTCAGGATGGACAGTAGTAGACACAGCGTCAAATAAATCGTTGCCCGTTGGTGGTAGCTCAAACTCTGGTACTGGGGTGCCTTATGTATCTCCCGTGCCTTCTTCACTAGACCCTGTTGGTAAATTTCGTATTTCTTCGCCTCAGTCGCTGATTGATACTGACTTTGAATATGGTACTCAGCCTACCAAATGGGAAACAATTGCTCTTCAAAATAACCGCCAAAGCGTTTATTACATTCCACAGCAAGCTCTTACTACTAGCACAATAACTACTAATGCAACTAAAACCGTTGTAGTTAGCCTAACTAATACAACTGCTTTCTCAGTTGGAACACCAATTTACGTTCAAAATTCTTTAGACCCATTGATTAACGGTTGGTGGTTAGTATCCGCAATAAATGCTGGTGTAAGTGTTTCTTATACTATTACAACAGCAACGGCAACTTCTGGTAATCAGTTTTCTGCTACATCAACATATGTATACATTGGTTATTTTTATTCTAACTGTGGTATTCCATTAGCAGTTCAAAATGCACTTACTAATTCTGGGTCTACAGTTACTGTAACAACTACAGGCGCACATGGTCTAAATAAAGGCAGTTACATTTATGTTACTAGTACAGTGGGACCAACGGATGCAACAACAGTAAACGGAGCGCAAATTGTTGAAACCGTTCCTACTTTTAACACCTTTACTTATACAAATGCAAACGGCACACCCGTTTTTGCAGTATTCCCTGCCGGATCTGCAATTACAACGGTTAGTGCAGTTGGTGCATTTAGCGTTACTGCTTTAACTTCAGGAACTATGGTTGTAGGTCAGGTAGTTGCCGTAACAGGAACAAATACTGGTGGTTCAGGTTTAGTTGCTGGTAATTATCGTATCTCTGTAACAAACGGAACTACAACATTTACTTTAACGCAACTTAATGGAACTGCATTAAGTGGTTTAACTGCCGCTGCAAACAACAATACT